TACAAACTTACGATTGATGGAGTTGAACTGATCGAAATTGATCCGGTGAATATGATTCGCAATGTCAACGGAACTGATCAATTGTCTGAAGTCCGTCAGGCGTTGCAGATTTAGGAGAAAAGAAAATGAAAAAAATTAAGTTAGAAAACTCGATAAAAATTGATGGAGTTGAAGTTAACGAGATATCACTACGTCAACCGAAAGTTCGCGATTTGTTGATTTCAAGCAAGAAAAACGTTTCAGAAGCTGAACGCGAAGTGAATTTGATTGCGAACTTATCCGAAATACCCGTTGATGCAGTCGAAGATTTGGATTTGAGAGATTATCTCAAAATTCAGAACTGGTTGAAGGATTTTTTAGTGCAGCCGACCAATTAGAACTAAGAAAAGCTGTATTAATTATGGCTTCTCATGCTAAAGGAGGAATTTGTGAATGGCTAGAGATGGGCAGTAATGAATTTATGGAATGGCTAGAGGCATTAAGGGATTTACAAAGAGATGGCGGAAAATAGGAAACAACTCTTAATTACCATCGGAGCAGCATTAGGAAACAATTTTAATGCTGTTATTTCGGGAAGCACCTCGAAACTGAAGAGTGTGGGAGCAGCCATCAAAGATATGGAGAAACAGTCTCTATTAGGTGCTTCGTCTTTGGATAAGTTAAAGAATCGATACAATTCTTTGCTCGGCTCAATGAATCGTCAACAAGCGATTATCCAAAAACGCGGTTTTTATAGATCGCAAATAATGGAGATGGTTGCTCTTGGCGCTTCTCTTGCCGTTCCGATTCGTTCAGCAATGAAGTTCGAAGATTCACTGGCCAAAATAAAATCTGTAGTCAATTTTTCCGAACCTGAAGGGTTGAAGAAATTGGGAGACACTTTCAATAAAATGTCTCAAAGTATTCCTATAACTGCGGATGAATTAGCGATAATTGCTTCCATAGGCGGTCGCTTTGGCGTGGCAGAAAAAGACCTAGCTAGCTTTTCAAAAGAAATCGGGAAAACAGCAATTGCTTGGGGATCTCCTGTAGAAGAAACAGCGGAAAAAGTCGGTAACCTGATGAAGGTTTTTAATGTTTTAACTTCTCAATTACCGCAATATTTTGATGCTATCAATTATTTGGGGAATAAAACCGGAGCAACTGCTGATAATATTTTGAAAGCATTGAATAGATCGGCAGATGGTCTCGCAAATTTCAAACTTTCCCTACCACAAGCTGCGGCTTTAACCAGTACGATAATGTCTTTTGGTGAAGGAGCGGAGCAAGCTGGATCGGCAGTCGGAAATATGCTTCAGAAATTATCAAACGCAAAACAACTTGGAATGCCTGCTCAAAAAGTTCTGCACAGTATAGGATTAACGGCTGCAGCATTACCAAAGATGATAGCGGAGGATCCGCAAAAAGTTTTAACTCGATTGTTTGAAGGATTTTCAAAATTAAAAGCTGAAGATCGGAGTTCTGCTCTATATTCAATTTTCGGTCGTGGAGCGAGCAAGACCGTTGGGAAACTTATAGAGAATCTCGAACTATACAGAAAAAATTTACAGTTGGTTTCCGACCAAAATATCTATAAAGGCTCTCGAGATGAGGATTTTAATATTGTAGCTTCAGAAACAAAATCGCAGGTTCAATTATTACAAAATTCGTTCTCAACTTTGAGTAAAGAGATCGGAAATTCTTTATTACCAACGCTAAAGAGCGTTCTAACAACTATTAATTCAATTCTGTCTCCAATAGTGGAGTGGATGGGGAAAAATAAAGAACTTACGACAACTATAACAACCACAATCGCCGGATTAATAAGTTTCAGAATAGCAACTTTCGCTCTTGGCTATGCTTTAACATTTTTGTTTGGTGGGTTGAATAGATTAGTTATTGGCTTAAAAGCAGTTCGAGTTGGTTTTACTCTTGCAAATGTTGCATGTAAGGGTTTTCTAGGTTGGGCATTTGCTCTTGCAACTGCAGCATGGGCAGTATACGAAAACTGGGATACTGTAAAGGCTTTTTTGATGAAGATATGGGAGCCAATAGAGCCGTATTGGAACTCCTTTAAAAATACTATGACTGAATATGGGAAACACATAACAAAAGCATGGACGGTGGTAAAAGATTTCTTTTCAAGTATATGGAACGAAGTAACCCCCTACTGGGATAAGTTTAAATCAAAAGCAGGAGAACTCGGAATTACAGACGGAATTATCAATGCTTGGACTAAAGTCAAAAACTTCTTCCTGCAAATTTGGAATAAAATCTCTCCGATTATCGATAAGATTACAAAGCCATTGTCTAACTTATGGGATGGGGCGAAGTCGAGTGTGCAGAAAATCGGAAATCTGTTTAGTTCTTCAAAATCATCATCGCCTCAACTGAAAATACCACGTGAGATAAAACCGGCGAACTCCAATATAACTCGAAATCAAAGCAATAACTTTTCGATTACGATTAATGCTAACAAAAATGATAATCCGGAGATGATCGCAAATAAAGTTATGAATCGAGTTAGTGACTACAGCAAAACGTTTTTGTATGACGAAGTGGCGGAGGCAATATGATTCTAGGCGATTTTCAATTTAATCTTAAAACAATGACGCCGAACTCGATGACTCGCACGACCGAATATAATTGGTCTGATGCAGAACGAGTCGGAGACTTACCAAATTTACAGAATCTCGGCGTGGCTAAAGATCAAATTGAGATTGAGGGAGTGTTTTATCCGAAGTTCAATAAGGAAAATTCCGTAATCAATACCATCGGAAACAGCGTAACATCAAAAATCATGAACTTCCTGAACCTATCGGAAAATTCGGGATATAGTAGCATCGATGCAATTCGATCATCTGATTTGTGCAAGATAGCCAGTAATTTGATCAACGATAACGGCGAAATTCTGGGGAAATTCGTGATTTCATCGATTAAAGAAATTCAAAGCTATTTTGATCGAAACGGGAAGCCTCAGAAAATCGAATTCACTTTAATCTTGAAACGCTCACCGGGATCGACAAATTCAATTGCGTGGAGCAGTTCTGAAAACTCAGTTGTCGGAGCAATTACGAATATAGCACGTACATATTTGAGGTGGTAGATGATTACTTACATCACAAAAGAAGGAGATGTTCTGGATTGGATTGTGTGGAAGCACTACAGAACGCTGTCCGCTTTGGAGCAGGTCATGAAGGCTAATCCGGATATTACTGATGAAATATTCCACGCGGGAATGATTATCAAACTGCCTTACATTGAAACGGTTCAAAAGACAGATAAAGAGGTGAAGTTATGGAGCTAACGCCTGATTTTTCTATTTCGATTAACGGACAATCAAGTCTTCCGAAAGAACGGATTATTTCGGTCAGAACTACAGATCAAGCAGGATTTGTTTCAGATTCTTGCGAGATTGAATTAGATGATTTTGATAATGCACTTCAGTGTCCGAATACTGAGGCGAAAATAGCAATTTCTCTTGGCTATCAAGAAAAAGGCCTAACGAAAATCGGCACTTATTATGTTCGAGAAATCGCAATAGATGGAGCGCGACGGACGATAAAAATTGTTGCAAATGCTTTGCCGAAATCCATGAGATCGCAGAAAACAAAGACAAATGATATCAAGCTAAACGAGTATATAGCTTCAATTGATTCGGAGTTAGATTCCGAATTGTCCGAAGATTTTGAAGATATAGATTTGTCCGATAATCCGCAATTTGGGGAAAGCGACATCAATTATCTTACTCGCATTGCAAACAAAGTCGGAGCGGTTACGAAGCCAGTAGATGATCATTTGATTTTTTCTGAAGATATGACAGCCAAATCAGTATCAGGGAAAAGCTTGCCTGTAAAATATATAGAAGCATCTGAAGTGGCTAACTATTCCTGTAATTTCAAAGAAACAGAAACGAACGGAGCGACAGGAACAGTTTACGCTAGTTGGTATGATAAAAAGTCCGGAGAATATCATTTGGTTCATGCTGGCTTAGGTGATCCAGAAATAGAGTTGAATGAAATATTTTCATCGGAGAAGGACGCCTTAGCCGCAGTACAAGCCAAGGTAAAAAAGGTGGAAAAGAATAATAAGACTTTTAGATTTACGACAGAGGGTCGTCCGGATTTGTTCGCTGAAGGTCCGATAATTTTTCGAGGTTTTCCAACTAAGATTCCAACGAATTGGATTATTTCCAGAGTAGAACACACATTAAATTCCAGTGGTTTCGTTTCAAATGTCGAATGTGTCGGAGGGAAGTGATGGCAGCGATTTTTTCGGATAAATTTGAAAAGGCAGTTAATTATGTAATTAAAAATGAAGGTGGATACGTTTTTGATGAAGATGATCCGGGGGGTGAAACGAATTACGGAATTTCCAAAAGAAGTTATCCGAATTTGGATATCAAACACCTGACTTTGAAAGACGCCAAGAAGATATATTTTTGTGATTTTTGGCACAAAGGAAGATTTGAGGAAATTGAGGACGATGCTGTTGCAACGCAAGTCTTTGATTTGTCAGTAAATTTGGGAATTCGAGTCGCTGTAAGCGTTTTACAGAGGGCTTTGCGTTCCTGTGATAAATCAGTCACGGAAGATGGTTTGATGGGCTCTCAGACGCTTTCTGCGGTGTCGAATTCTGACCCGCGTTGTCTGCTGGCTGCGATCAAGTCGGAAGCGGCAGGATATTATCGAATGATAGTGTGTAGCAAGCCGGGAATGGCTAAATTTCTCAATGGCTGGCTTAACAGAGCATATAAACGAATTTTTTAATGGAGGGAGAAAATGGGAAAACTAGTGATGTTGCTTAACAATGAAAAAGTTAAGGGGGTAATCGCAATTGCTGCTGCAGTTGTGATGTATTACACGCCTGATCAGGTAGACAGGATTATTGAGCTCTGTCTTGCAGGACTGGGCATCTCAAAGCTTGTTATTTCCAAGGAATAGATAGAGGGGCAATTGCCTCTCTGTTTTATAAGGAATAGTGATTAATATAAAACGATTAAAATTTAAAACAAAATATCATATAATCGTGCTGAGAGTGTATTGGAAATTTCATGGAAGAAACTATTCTTCAGATAAAGTTTGTGAATAAAAAGCCGGTAGAACTCAATCGATTTTTACATTCTTTAAATGCTTTATCAGAACAGTATGAATATTTTTTTAAACAAAATTACCCATTTAAATACAACAAAGAAGAAAGCAGATTATATCTTCAAAAAGTTGAGCATGGCTCTATAATAATAGACCTTGCGGGTATGGTTTTGCCATTAATTCAAGACGCAAACACTATGATGGAATTCTTTTTTTATATGAAAAATTCGTTAGAGTTTTTTCAGGGAAAAGCTGAAAAGAAAAAAGAATACAGCAATAACGAACTTGTTAGATTTCACTCTTTTTTAAGTCCAATAGCTTATGAGATTGGTTCTGAAATGCATTGTAGTACAAAGACAGGAAATATAACGAACAATACGTATT